GCAGCATCGAGAATTTTTCGTCCCGCCTTGAACCGGTACTTGCATGCCGGGTTGTTTGCAAACACCGTTGCCGCGTTGTTGCGTGCATTTGGTTGCGAGCTGACCCGCTGCGTCATCGCTTCTGAAATAGAGAGCATGCGCAACACTTCAGCTTCCGCTGCCGCTTCATCTTCGGCCTGCTTGCGCTTGACCATCTGTTCAGGCGTCTCCCCCTCACGCGGCGGTTGCTTGATGACAGAGACCTTCGAATATTCCTCCTCCGTTTTGAATATCCAATCGTCCCAACGCAACTGAATGCCTTCCCCAGTCGGCCCCCAGTTGGACTTGAGCACTTCGAGCGAACGAACATTAGGGTCGGGTTTTTCGCCGTCTTCATCCTTTTTCAAATGACTGAGATAGAGCCGCTGGCGGCAACCGTTACTCCACTGCACACTGCCGCTCGAACCGGTGCCTGTGTTGGTCTGCCCGAGGCTGGGATGTCCGGGCATGATGACGGTGATCCCATACGTAAGGATGAGATGATTGAGATAGTGCAGGCACTGCCGCGCCGTCGCATCGTTGTTTTGCTCAACGCTGAAAATGTTAACGCGATTGCCGACGATCAAAAGTCTAGGTTTGAACCGCTCTACCTTGTCACACAGAGTAAGATAAAGTGGCGTCGGAGTGACCAAGCCTGATTTTGCATTACTGGTAGCGAGTAGCGTGTCCTTGCCAAACAGCGGCATGATCAACAAATCGTCATTAGTGCGGCTAATCTGCATTCCCTCCATCAATTTATGCTGCCGCCATCGTAGATGTCTGAGTGGGTCTTCCATGTTGCAGTACATGACGCGCCCCTGCGCCACGTCCATGCCTAGGAATTGCCTGTTACACGTCATCGCCAAACTGAGCTGCAGCAACAGCAAGTCCTTACCAGTGCCTCCGTCGCCAAAAATAGCGTTGAGCGCTTCCTCCAATATCAAATACGGCACGATCCAAGTGACCGGCTCGATCGCCGTCTTTTCCAACTCCAGCGACGTGATGGATTCGATGAGAGGAAGCTTTGACTTCGGCTTATCGGGTTCTTTCTTCGGCTTGACCGGCGGGTTTTCCTGCAGCTCAAGCAGATCAGGATGCTTCGTAATCCAATCGACGCACAGCCCACGAATTTTTCGAACTTCGGCATCCCAGTTCCAGTGACGCGTCTCTTCCGGAAGACGCTCCTGCAACTGTCCAATCAAATACGCAACAATCTCGTCAACCTGCATGCCACGGCTGATCATGCTGGCGCTCACGTCACGCAACGTGACGTGCACGTTCCTGCCCAATTCCATGTCATCGAGCATGGCATCGGTGTCGAGGGATTCTTTGGTCGCAAACTGATTGGCGTAACTGGTGAAGATACTAACCGGTTCCGGCTCACGCGGAGGAGCCTTCGGCTGTTGCGTGACCAGCTCGATCAGCCACTTCGGCGCTTCGGCAATGGGTTCGTTGTTGAGCCAGCGATATTCACCATCGCCGCGCCTGGAGGGAGGCGCCACGAACATGCCGCCATCGCCCTTGACGTCGACGCCAGGGGCGATGAAAGACGCCGACGACCAGACTTTCGCAGCGCCCTTGGGACGCCTGTAGATGCGATGAATCGAACCGCTGGGGCTCTCAGCCATGAGGGTGAGCGGCAGCTCACCATTGGCCTCCTCAAGGGCAGCAAGCGACGCTATCCCGTCGACGCCGTGCCCCTTCGGCGTGTCGCCTTCGACGTCGAAAATATCGTTCTCGGTTCCGGTAGGGATACCGACGCCGCAGATGTCGCGCCACTTCGAATGATTAAAATTCTTTGTCAGGCGCACCGGGTCGCTGGTCATACCCCAGCGCGCGCCATCAGGCGCATGCTCAGCTGACAAGTAGGATTTTTTCTTCGCAACGTCCGCCGGAAATATAACCCAACCAAATTCTTTGGCGTAGTGCAGCGCTGCGCGCTGACAAACAGGGATGACTTTTTTCTTCGGCACAAACAGCCCCGCGGCTGAGGGTATAAAATGGGAGAGAAGCGTGGCCTGTAGCCGCCGATGCCGACGCTTTAGCTTTTCCTGGACGTTTACCCGCCGCGGGAGGTAGGCAACGTCAGCGACTAGGAAACTCGTTGGAGCTTTAGAACCTTACGCCCTTGCCAGGACCATTCTTCTTGCCCTTGGCCGGCGGAGGTGGAGGAGCCTTCTTACCGGCAGGCTTGGGCTTAGCGGGGGCCGTGGGCTTCGCTACCTTGATGTTACGGCTGACCGCCACCTCATCGGGCGGCGGCAGCTCACCAGCATCGCCACTGCCGATGGTAAGCAGAGCTTCGGGCAGTCCGTTCCATCCGACGATCATGAACTTTGGCGCCCTGATCTCGCCGTAGGTCGCATGCGTGTATGAACGCACCTGCAACTCGATCAGTGGATGCTCATCCGGCGCCATGCGCACGCGCTTGCCGTAGGCTTTCGCCAACTCGCCGATTGCGCCCCACCCACCCTTCGAGCCGGTGGCGAAGGTGAACAGCTCGTCCGTCTCCGGGTCGAGCATGATCAGCACGTTGGTGAATTGCCAAGGGTCGCGTGGCTGTCCATCGGGCATGACGTCCCACATCGCTTCATCATCGTCGCCAAGCTCGTCGCGCTTGGCAGGAGTGAAGCCATCGATGAGGTAACCCATCTTCTGCTCGCTCGGCTTATTGTCCACCCACTTCTGCCAACCGATCTTGAGGGTGTTCATGTTGACCAGGAGACGCGTGCCGATGGCGATATCCTCCTCTTCCTGTCCGGCCTTCCACTCGCCGAACTTCGTCATCTTCAGGAGCTTGCCGACGATGACGGTCGGCGTAACGCTATCTCCGTACTGCTCGAAGTAGTTGCGTGACTGCTCCTGCTTTGCGACTTCGTTGCTCATTGCATATGCCTTTTGCGTTTGCTGTTTACACCAAGCGGTCTCGCTTGATGACTTGGACAGTCAGCCTATCCGTAGGATCACCGACCGTTTCGAAGCGTTGAATGTCGATGCCTTTCGCTGCAGCGGCATTCCTGATCGCCGGCATGTCGTATGATAGACGACCCTTGACCGGCGACCAGACGACCGACAAACCACTTTCCTCGACGCGACGCAAGTGGTTATCCTTCAACACCGTCTTGAGAGCATCCTGCATCTTGCGGTGCTCTTTTTCCGCTATACTAACTCTGGTATGCCACTCCCTTTCCTCCGCCGCTAGATCGCGAATTTGCGCCATCAGCTGTGGCGACGGAGGCTTACCGTCGCCCTCACCCGCCCCTCTCAATTTCTGGCACGCCTTGTAGAACGGACAATATTCACATTCCTTGCCGCCGCTGATCCATCCTTCCGGGCGCAGCTGGTCGGGTGACGTCGCCGTCATGATCTGCTTGGCGCGCTTCTGTCCGTTCTCAAACACCTTCGCGTCCATCTTCACGGCAAACTCTACGACGTCGTCGAAGAACGAAGCGTTGGTGTACGCGAGCACTGCGTACTCCGGTTGGAATTCCGTCAGCATGTGAAACATGCCCATCTGCACCTGCACCTGAAAGACGTGCTCCTCCTTCGGCTGACTGAGATTGATGCGCGGGTCGATGGTCTTGCAGTCAACGACAATGCAACGGCTCGGGCCGATGTCGGGCACCATCAACCCCGCCAACAGATTGCGCGGCTGCTCGACCAACATCCCGTCGGGTGTCGCACCAAGTTCTTTATAGGTCAGACGCTTCTGCTGACCGCCGGCGAACAACAGCTTGTCGCCGTAGTGCTTGCGCATGGCCGGCACGAAGAAGCCCTTCTCGAAAGTGTTGCCGCGTCTGGCGGCGCCCCATCCGTCGACGTAGTCCTCGTCGTACAGCATGTTGTGTTTCGCGTACCACGTCTTGCGCGCGCACTGCCCGATCTCGCTGGCGCCAACGGTCTTGTTACGCCCGCTTGCGAACTTCTTACGCGCTCTCGTGGCGTGATTCTGAAACGCCTCTCTCGTGATGCTCACCACCTATCCTCCTCTTGTGTGCAGTCAGGGCAGATATGCTTCCAGCTGCTACCGCTTTTCGCGCTCTTCCACCCTTCCCGCTTCAACGCCGAGATCGCGACGTTGAAATCATCTTCATTGGTTTCGAGGGCGTTGCCGCAGCTGTCGCACTCAAAAACAAAATCTCCGTGGTCACGCGTCATACTCATTTTTGTTTCTCCCGTTCACGTCGTTCTCCACACCCAAATATGAAACCGCGCTCGTAGTGCAGATGCTCCTCCGTGACAGGTTCGTCCCATCTTCCTTGATATCCGTCACGGAAGCCGCGCATGTACGCGTTGTGTGCAGCCTCACGAGCGATCTGACGTTCTTCAGTCACGTTAATAGCTCCTTGATTTGCTCGAACACCGTTGGCTCTTCGCCGATCCACGGAAGAGAGTCATCCATCGGGACCAAGCCGGCCTGCTCACGGATGTAGATGATGCGGTGGTCGATCATCGCCAACGTCAGGAAGCGCGTGTCGCGGTCGGCCTCCCGCCAGGGGCCAGCCTTGACGTGGGCGAGCAGCGCGGGAGCGTCGTCGAGCGTCATACGCTCC